GTACCAGTCAACGCAGGACTAGCTAAGTCAGCCTTTAGGTTATCTGCTGTAGTGACAAAGGCTGTAGTAGCCACCTGCGTAGTACTAGTCGCTGCTGCGGCTGTAGGAGCCACAGGGACTCCAGTAAGCGCAGCATTACTTGCGTTAGCTTTAGTATTATTAGCAACCTGAATAGCATTAAACTCATCATCCAACTCAGTACCACTTAAGGTCTTGAGTGGGTTGCCTGTAGTCAGTGCATCCTTGGTTGCAAAGTTTGTTGCTTTTGTGTAGTTGGACATGGTTAAAGTACCTTACCTTGTTTAGCGTATATTGATAGTTTTTGTAAGCTTAAAGCTGCACCATCAATCATGGATGCAAAGCCAACCTGTAGGACACTACCCGACCCTGAGGCTGGTGCTGATTGATCATTAATAAGAACTGAGCCAGCGTATTCAGCAGCATTATATTCAGCAGTACCATACTCATAGATAAGACCAGTCTCTAACGTGAATGCCTGTGAGTAGTAGACTGGACTGTAGTCATAGCCTATCTTAAGTGCGAAGGATTGACCTGTAGCACCTACTGTAGTTGCTGTGAGCTTTTTAACTAGCTTATTGACGTTAGGCAAGCCTAGGTCGAAGTAGCTACTGAAGTAGGACATCTGATAAGCTACACCATTATCTTGGTAGCCTATGTACTGCGCTATACCATTAGCCGTAGCCATGAATATATCTGCACCAGCACTTAGGAAGCTAGCAGGTAAGAATGAAGGCCATACAGTCACCCTAAAGCTACCATCCTCCATCTGTGCCCTAGTGTCAAAGCAAAAGGTCTGTCGAGTAGTAGGTGTCATTAGCAAGTAAATAGCATTGTTAGGTGAGTACACTGACTTGATTAAGTCCACATCCTCAAACTCTATGGCTTGTATAATGTCATTACGTATATTCTTAGAGATGTCACGCATAGGCTGAGACTTCTCTTGTACAGTACGATTCAATGAACGTACACCTGTGTTGCTTAAGAACAATATGTCCTCACCAGTGTTCTGTACACTGTCACGAGCTATACAACCAACACCTTCGATTACCTCAATTAAGGTTAGACTTGAAGTAGTCATACCTGCCTGATAGTTATCATTGTCTCCGTAGATGATAATGTTATTCTTACAGAAGATGATTAAGTAGCCGTTGTGTGCGCCTAAGGCTACAATCTCATCCATGCCCTGAGTAAGGACACTTGAGATGTCTAAAGAGCCTGCTGTGCCCGAAGAGAACTTGGTTCCGTTTAGTACAGCAGTGAAGTATACTGTAGTCTTGTTATCCACTGTATCAGCAGCCCATAAGCGACCATAGGCAGCTAGGACTGTGTTAGCACTAGGGTAGCCAGTAACAGAAGGAGAATGCTCAGAGTAAGCATGGAACTCTGTAGAGCCTGATTCATTGGTGTAGATTAAAGGCTCATAGCCACGTTGGAAGAAGAACTGTTTATCATTTAATGTAGCTGATTGCCAATTGCCTTCAGTGATTGTGTCACCTGTGGCTAGCGTAGGTGTCTGCTCAATTAAGTCAGCAGTACCTTTGTAGAACTTAGTGGCTGACCATGATAGACGAGTCTCTGTTCCTGTGATGTCCTTAAAGTCTGCAATACCTAAGAGGTCTACATCAATGTTAGCATCCGTAACGCCACCTAAGGCCACAGTCTGTGTAGCCCAGCCCTTACGAGCACTTAAGCGTCCTTGCTTGTCTATGATACAGTTGTCAGCGTGAAGTGCAAAGCCTTCCTGTAGTGTTACACCAGACTCTTGAGTGTTTAAGCCATAGAAGGCTGGTGCAGCTATAGCGGCTGATATTAATGGTTTAGCCATCCTACGGTGCCTCCCAAATAAGTTCCTCTGGATGCTTGTTGGCATCTATTGCGATAGCGTCCGATAAGTAATCATGTGCTAGTGTCTTAGCGGATACTGAACTAATGCCTCCATCCTCTCCACGCTCCTCAAGTGCCATTGCATAAGCTAGGGCTTGTACAGGTAAGAAAGGAACCTGAACCTGATCATCATCATTAATAATGTCTGGTGACCTTTTGATAATCTTAACCTTAATACTGTATACGCCATCAGGTATAGGGTAGACTCGTACTTGAGCATCACTTGCTGCATCTAGAGATTCAAATACATAATACTTAGGTGCGCCCGTGGCTGGTGTATTGTTTAAGAACATACCACTAAACCAATGTGCTGTTTGGTACGCCATAAAGAAGTTACTAGTATCATTGATAACGTCAAGCACAGAAGACTTATTACCTGCTCCTGTGATGGAGTATAGAGACGTATCTGCCTCTGTAGTGATAGTAATGGTTGTACGTAAGTTAGACCACTGCCATGCAGCCTCAACAGTCTCTATAGCATCATGTATAAAGATACCGATGAGTTTGGAGTAGCTATTCTCATCTACGGAAGCTACTTCACGTTCACGTAAGCGTATGAGTACGTTGTTGACTAGCTCTTTTAATGTTTTCATTTATTTACTTTCCTTTATTACCTTTGACACTCTCGGCTAGACCACCACCAAAGTAGAACATTACTATTGACAACATAATCCAATCAATCTGGAACTCACTTAGGACACTTTGGATAGCTGTAGTATCTTTAGCTGTGAAAGTCATTATGATGACCATGATGTAAGAGATTATATAAGTACCTCCAAACATTACAGCTAAGTAGCGTTGTGCTATCTTAAAAGGGGCATAGGCAGTCATCAGGTCTGTCTTAGCTTTAGTCTTTGCTTCAATCATCTCAACATCACTAGTGTGTATGTCATCAATCAAGTCGAGACCTTTAGCTATAACGTCACCACTACCAAATATAGTGCTTAAGATGCCCATGTTAACCTCTCATCATAAATGCTACACCCGTCACCAAGGCAGCTATAAGTAATCTGACAAACCATTCATTAGCATTACTTGCTTTAGACACCGTAGCTAGCTTAACAGCATACTCGTCAATTGCTTCAGAATGCTTATTGAGGCGGTTGTCCTGTGTATTGTTGTGAGCCACTAAACCATCAATCTTAGTGTCGTGTTGTATCAAGGTGATCATTGCATCCGACAGTTTATCTATCTTATTCTCCAGCCTGTCGAAGCGTTTGTTTACATCATCCATGCTCGTTGTCTCAAGTAGATGGCAACACCTGTTCAGTAGTGTGTTACCATTATTAATAATAGTGTGTCAATTCTCCTATAATAGGGCTTATCTAACTATAATGTTAGAAGTAAAAAAAAGGAGCCTCTAGTATACATAAGTCGTACTAGAGGCTCCTTATTGACTACTTAAGGTTAGCCATTAACTGCCATGATGAAGCCAGTCTCAGGACGCAATACCTGAGTACCATACAAACGGTCAGCAGTATACAATGTTCCTAAGAACTCTTGCTTGTACTGAGTTTGTGAGCGAATGCCCTGTTGTTCCGCAAGTACCATAGTGTCCTTATGACACAACATAGCACCACGTACAGCACCACCAGCAGCGTTATCAGCAGCAGTCTCGATTACAGGTGCGTTAGTGGATACGTAAATATCAACACCATACAACTCACCAATCTTACCAGTAGCAACACCTTGACCATTCACAAAGTCAGAGCTAACGTAACGACTAACACCCATGATTGCATTACGCAAAGAAGGTGGGATTACTAATGAGCGACCGTCCATAGGGGTGTCGGCATCATCCATCTTTTGAATCATGTCACGTAGGAAAGCATCATCAAATACGTCAGTAGCAGCTACAGTGTCAATAGCATAAGCTGAAGTACCGTTAGTTGCATCGTTGTAGAATACAGCACTGTTAGCCCAGCTAGTACCATTACCATCACCAAAGGACTTACCAAGGGTGAATAGATCATCGTCCACTTGCTTACCTAGGGCATAACCAGCATCACCAGTATAGAACTGACGTAGGGAAGCTAAAGCTTGTACGTTAGTGATATCTTCGATCATGCGTGAGTATTCAAAGTGCTTGTTGATAGTCACTAGAACTTCTGACTCTGTAGCATTCTGAATGGTAACTGCTGTGTTCTCTGCCTTAGCAGTAGCAACGCCACGAGTAGGAGCAGGGATATGAATAGTATCACCCTTCTTACCTTGCATTGCAATCTTCTTAGTTAAAGGTGCAAGTACAAGTGATTTCTCGTACGCTGCAATTACTTCATCAGACCAAATCTCTGGGATGAATGTTGCTGCTGAAGTGTTATCTACCATTCCGCCTGTAGCGGGATATACTGAAGTAGCCATTTTTAATTTCTCTCTATATTAGGGTTATTTGACCCGTTTCTCAGCGTATGCTCGTGTGATATCGTCTGAGAGTGCTAAATAGCGTTCGGGGTCTGTTTTCATAAGTTTAATAATATCAGCTCGTCTATAGATTTTCTTGGAAGAACTAGAATCTGGGTTACCTCGTGCATAACCATTAGATCCCTCTCGGACAGCTTTCTGTCTTCCCTCTTTCTCAGCTTTGATTGTTTTATTAATAACGCCGCTACGATCTTTCCATAATCCAAAAAGTTCATTAGCTGCTTCTACATCAAAATGCTGATCCGCTGCAACAAACATTCGTGTCCTAATCTGTGAAGCTTGAATCCACTCAGCAAACTTAGGATCATTAACGATCTCTGGGATGTCTGGGTGAGTTTCTTTCAAGAGGTTCATTGAGGTTTGCTGTTTATAAGCTCTCGTTGACTGCTCTGCTGCTCGCACTGAAGGGTGGTTGTCTATTGCCCGACTCATTGCCTTCTCAGGGTCTGAGTAAAAATCTATCTCTTCATCTGGTTCGCTTGCTCCTTGTGCTGCGGGAGTTTGCGTATCGAGTTGTGTGTTGATATAGCTATCGACTACTTTACGTAAGTCACCTACTTCTGAGCTTTGACGACCTAATAGCTTCTCAGCTTCTTGGTGCATCCTAACTACATCTTCTAACGACTTACCGTTGTACTTGTCTGGGACTGCCTCAGGTTCATTAGACTCTTGGTATGCCTCTTGCGAAGGTTCCGTAGTGCCTTGTGTATCTTGAGCCATGTCGTCTAAACTATCAAAACGCTCGCTTTCTAATTCCTCATTGAGGATAACTGCTGCCATATTAAACTCCGTACCTTAGTATTGTGGAGAGTGATTAAAAATGAAAGCTTCCTAGAGTTAGGAGTTAACTTTCTCTGCTTTTGCTCTACTGCGTTCATGATCTTTAGCCCACTTAATAGTTGCACCAGCAAAGTCGCCAGAGAACGGGTCTAACATAGAACGAGGAGAGGAAAGTTGTCTGGTTGCTTCGGCTTTACAGGTTTTACACAATAGTGTATCTGGTGAGCCTTTAACCATGTGTTCATTAATGTGCCCTAAGACACATTTGTAATCATAGAATTTAAACATCTGCGTAAGTGTCCATAAGAGGGTCTTCAGTACGTTGAGATTCCTCTTGGCCTATACGTGTTGTTTCTTCTAAGTTAAGTATAGTACCTAAGATGTTAAGTTGGCCCTTACGAAAGTAAAGTTCTTTCTCATCTTTGGTACTTTCTACTGAGTTAATGATAGGGACGTTGATACTTAAGTCTTTGATCAATGCTTTCCAACCTTCTGTACGAAAGAGTGCATTCATCTGCTCAAAGTAAGTTTCAAGATCTTGGTCTGTCATATGCTATTATCCTTTAAAGTAGCATTAGCTGTCATTTAAGTACCTATTATAACATAATTTAGCTAAAAAGTCAATGTTTTTCTTTACTTTTATCAAGAAGTGTGGTATTAGAGGCCTTCTTCTACTGCTTCTACTGACTCACCACGCTCAGGCATAGCATCATGCATAGCTGTACGCTCCTTAAGCTGCACTTCACGCTCCTTCAGCATACCTTCAGAGACACGCATCCTACGTTCAAACTCCTTATCATCCTTATCACCTGCCTGAAGGTTAGTTGTGACAGCTTTCATACGGGCTATCTCAGTCTCTTTAGGTACGACTAGAGCTTCCTCATGTAGCTTGTGTGCTCGCATCTTAGACTCTTCAGCTTGTGCGTTTAGAGCAGCTGTTTGTGATGCTTGGAAGGCTAACTCAGCTTGACGAACTTCTTCCTGTGCTTTCTGTGCTTCAGGATCAGGTTGTGCAGCTTGATCAATAAGACCAATCAACTCTTCACGATTACTTACATTCATGTTGTCTACAATAGACTTAAGCATGATAGGGTAATAAGGTGTATCCTTGCCCATAGTCTGCAATAGTTGCACCAATTGGCTTACCTCATACTCCCTAGCAACAATACCTAAGGTGGATGTAGCATTGAACTTATAGTCGCTGACAGGGTAAAGCTCAGGCTCGTACTGCATATAACGCCAAGCAGCCTTAGATACGAAAGGTATCAGGAAGGACTCTTGGAAGTTAATCAAGGTGCGCTTATGTCGCTTAATGATTGCACCTAGAGACATCGAAATGCCAGCAGCAGTAGCTTCTCCGTTTATTTGACCACCAACACCAGAAGAGTCAACAGCACCTGTAGACTGTTGTACCATTGACTGTAGTGCCGAAGCCTGAGCAAAGGTTATTTGGCTTACATTGCCAAAGTTGAATGGATTGATGATCTCACGAGGGTCACCATTGGTTAACAGTAGCTTACCTGCCCGAATCTCTGGCTTAGTGCCCCTAGGGATGCGTGTAGCGTCCATAGCGAGCATAGGGTGTACTGTGAGTGCTAGGGCGTCTATACGTGCCCTTAGCTCGGCATCTAGAGCCTTCTGGCTGTTGTAGCCTTTCTCACATACACCACGGCCCCAAAAGCGGCTAGGTACTACATCCCAAGGGAATGCCACTACAGGACGATCTTTCATCATGTATGGGCTTGGCTCTGCCTTGAGTAGGTGTGCTTCGTTAGCTACGATGACTACAGCTTCAATATAGTAGCTATCCTTCTCATCATCCTCTAGCTCATAATCTAATTCTTTCTCAAGCAAGTGGCGAGGTACTAAGCCGTAGTACTTGGTTAAGCGAGTCTTGTCATCTTGGTGGATAGTTAATTCACTATCAGGTTCAATATTAAAGTCTTCACTGGCTGAACCAATGTACATGTCATTATAGACACCTTGCTCTTGTAGTTGTTCTACAGAGTGTGTACCGACAAACTCATCAATGGCAACACCTAAGGCTTCCTCAATGTTAGTGGCTACAGGGTCAATACGGAAGTTCTGAGGCAGCACAGGCCGTAAGCGTACAATGGTACGTTTAGACACGTTGACACCCACAGCTTCCATAGCACCATCCATAACGGATTCAGTGGCAGGTTTCATCTCATTGATTTCTTCTAAGACAATCTCACCAATGCCATTACCATAGACAGCAGAGTTGATTAAGCATTCACTTACGTCCCTACGTATCTTAGCTCGATCAAAGTCTTCATGTAGCTTCTTACGCAAGAACATAATGTCCTGAGTCTCTGTGTCGCCCATGTCATCTTTAATGTCAAAGTAGGTGCCACGACCAAAGGTAGCCTCTTCTATCTCAGCTACGTTAGACTCTACGGCCTGCTGTAGTGCTGGCGCAATAATCTGTGAACGTTCAGCTTGACGAGTCTTGTCACTAGCATTCCAGATGCCACGCCAGAGGCGATAGTATTCCTCATGCTTCTGTGCGTAGTTGGTTTCATAATAGTCACCCCAAGTCTCCACTTTATTCATAACCCAAGACTCAAGGCTTTGCTCAATAATGATAGGGTCTGAGGATTCGTTATAATCATTCATCATGTGTTAAATCTCTTTAAGTAGTTAGTAGCCGCTGATGGAATCTAAGGCATCCCAGTCATCTTGTTCTGTAAAGTTACCCATGTAGGATACTTTAGCTAGCTGGTCTATGTAGGC